AAAAAAGCCTATCGTATGCATCCCAATTCGAACCATATGTTCCATATGCATGACCTATTGTTGATAAAATCACATCAAAACAATCTCGTACCCGTGGAGTGCGACCATATGCCGCTCGAACTAAAAACTCTCTACTCTCTCTATAGGGCAACAACTGACATTGCTGCCCCTTTCCAAAAAGAGGATTCTCCACTGCTTGATGACGTAGAAACGTTGCTCCACGACTAACCAAGTACCCATCTTTCTGTACTGAACAAAGAGGTACTCCAGTCATTATATCTCGCACATCAACATCAAAATATTGTTTCATAAAATTGGCAAATGCCTCCCCTGAAAAATATATCTGGGAATCAACATCCTCAGTCATATTATATAGGAAGTCATCTCCATAAGTTATCGATGCAAAAAACTCCATCACTATCTGTTCCAATTTCTCTTGCTTATCTAATGGAGCCTCTACTACCTGGTAAATGCAAAAAAGTGCAATCCACAATAACATTACCCAGGAATCCATGTGCGAGGTATTATAACAGCCACTAGGGACTCCCCCCACAACTTGACCCCATACAGGGCCAAACATGTGGGTAACCCTACAAAGAACTTCACCAATAACTACTTTCAACAGTTTCTTTTTTGCCCAATAATGAGGTCCATTGGGTTTCTCATAGATTAACATTGATGAATAAAATAAGTCGACAAACTTTGCCCAAACTCCATAATCAAACTTCTTCACATCTCCTTCTACCAATATCTTAAGAAAGATCTGCCCTGGAAGAATCTTCAATAATTTCCGCAAACGATCCATACCTCCATATGGCCACTTATGTCCTATTGTTATAGGCCCTCCTCTCTCTATCATGTGTCTAATTTTCGAAATCAATCTCTCAAACAACACAAACTTTCCACACATGATCTGAAACATACGAACCTTATGTTCCTTTGCTGACCACTGTGCCTTAGGCACATCAAATGAAGGTATGTTCTCAATTTTTGGAACTGACTTAGTATACATCTGTGGAGGTTCTTCTCCTCTCAACACTGACTGTACACAATTCAAATTTGCCTGCATCATCTCCACTTTCTGTGCACAAGAGGTTACTGTCACTTTTTGTCCCTGAGGTGTGACTATCTCTCGAGGGTCATCTTCATTATATCCCTCTGAAGATCCTAAATAGGATCCTTTCAAAACATCCACATCCAGCTTAGACTCCACTGAATTAAATAAATGTTTTGTCCCCAACCAATGATACAACAAATCTATTGCTTTATTTATGTGTTTCATAGGCATAACTGCACAAGAAGGTGGATCTTTCACCTTGCGTGATGTCTGTAAGACACAATCAGCCCATTTCCGTGGATACAAATTCTCACTCTGTGAGATCATATTTAAATGGCCATTCTCTTTTCCAAATGTCCACTGATAAGCCGAATAGCGTCTCATAATCAAAACTTTCAGCGAGTCTTCCTTTGGAACTTCTGAGAACACATTGTCCTCAAACCATGAAGAACTCATCCCTCTTATTGATCCTAAGAATTTCTGAAAGTATAACATATCTGCCCACTTATATACTGTTCGAACTGACTGAGGCAAATACACAGGGGTAGCTGACATTGGGTATGTCAGTTTAGGAAGAGGAGGTCGAATCCGTCTAATATTAATCTCCTTCAGACCTGCTAAAAAGTACAACATCTCTCTATCTGTAGAACTCCGATGTAATGTACCATCCCATCCCTGATCATAATTTGACGTAAAATCTACCACAAACTCTCGCATGTCTATATCAAAATAACTTTTTCTTATAATCCACCTATAACCATACAAGAGCGGATGCACTCCCTCGACCAATACCTGGCATGAACAAGAATCATGATTAGTTCCTCCACACCCAACCTCTGGCCTCTGTTCGAACCGAAAAACTTGATTAGTTTTTATCTTCTCTTTCTTAAACAAAGCTCGAATCATTCTAAAAGGGCCTGCTGGCAATTTTCTTACGTACTTCTGCAATATGTACGATACCCCTTGAGACGCACGCAAAGGATAAAAAATGGCTGAAATAATACCACTTTCACCTTCGCAGATTACGG